TATCTAGTGCGTCTTTTGACATTTGTTTTGCGGTGACTGGTTTACCGGGTGCTTCCTTACCCTTGAAATAATCAGAACCTTTTTTATCTCTTGACCCATAGGTGCTGTGACTTACTCGACCGTCACGTCCTGGTTGAGGTGCCGACTTGTCCATTTCCGTCAAGCCTTCCGCCATACCTTGCTGTTTTGCTTTCTCTGCATCATGCTTGGCAAAACGCTCACGATTGCGTTGAACTTTCTCTGGACTTACTTTTTTACTTCCTAATGCTCGATACAATGCATCGCCCATTGAACCTTTTTCAAACGGATTGTCTTTATCACGATGGCCTTCCGTCACACCTTTACGACTATCCAACTTGTTAAATGCTCTACTGAATCCCATTACACTTTTATTTGCTTTGTGTGCTGGACGCTTTGTTGGATCCATCTTACTCTTACGAGAATCTGCATCAACCTTAGTAAGATAACTGGTCAAAGTCTTATCACTAACTTCAGAAACAACTTCTTCATTATGAGAACCAGGACCATGAGGAGTCTTGATCTCTTTAGAAGATGTATGTTTCGATACATTCTTGTTGGTTGGAGAAACCTGAGAATCTGATTGTGTATCCTCAGGTATAACACTCTCTATATGGTGACGTTGCCATGTCTTAAATGCATTAGATTTAGAATGGGCCACTTTAACATCTTTTGAAGTGTGCTTAGGATCAAAACCCCTAGACAACAAATATTGGTTTAGACTAGGAGATTCTGATATTTTATTCTGAGCAGACCAAGGTTCCATAGGATCTGTACCACCAGTTTTTCGTTCTGGTGTTGCAGAGAATGGACTCTTAACGATGTCCAGAAGTTTTTTAGCTCTAGGTGTCATGTGTTTCCTTAGTTGGCCAGTTTGCCTAACATTTCATTTTTCAAACGTCCCATTGTTGTTTTAGCCAATGCTCTGGCATTTTTCAATGGTTTTGCTTCAGATGTAACAAACGGATGATCACCAACACCAGAACCTGCTTCAGGCCCTTTGAAAGCTTCATCAGTCTTTTTCAAAGCATCTTTTTTAACGATTTTTGGAACTTCTTTGTGAATCAGTTCTTTATCTTCTTTTTCGTCTGGATGTGCTTCGTTAACCACTTCTTCACCAACAGTCAGACCAACTTTATATGATTTAGTCTTGTTGTGGTAATCAGCAGGAACCTTTACACGTCCACGCAAGGTATCAACGGTCTTTGTGTTCATATCAGTTTCACCGTCAATTCTTACGTGCTTTTCAGATTCTTTATTATCTACTGCTTCGTTCTTAGTTTTTTTTTCATCTTTGTGTTCTTGATCTTTCTTAGACCAATTCTTAGTGTATACTGTACCAGTAGAAGTCTTTTTAGCTGCGTGTGATTTAGCAGCAAAGATACTTGGTTTCTTGTCTGTCTTATAATCAGTAAATGCGTTTTCTTCTACAGATTCAACATCTTCTGGTAATTTACCTTTAGGACCACTACGTGTAATATCATAAGCATAAGCTTGAGTCATTCCAGTTTTATTACCCGGATAAGTTTTCTTGTAAACTTGGCCTGTTCCATGGCGTTTAGCATAGCTCGCTCTGTTCGCTAATGGATCACTTTCACCATGACCTTTTTTTTCATCAAGTTCTTCAACTTCTTCATTCTTTGGTTTCTCACCTGTCTGCGGAACACCCATGTTCTTTTGAAGTCTCTTTAGTTGGTCTTTGTCCGAACCACCACCAACTTTAGATAAAACTCTCTTAGCAATATCTTTCAAACCTTCTTGTATTTCAGTATCCTCTTTCTTCATGGCATTGCTTAATTGCTTTGTGCCTTTATCTGCTTGATTGAAGTCTTTTGCAACATCTTGTGGAATACCAACTTTCTTAGCGAAAGATGGATTGTGTGCAGCTGCAGCCATAGTGCGTGCTTGCTTTTCGGATGTGCTCTTTTCTAATAGGCGGTCTTTAAAAGTAGTAGATTCACCAATCTGCACGTTTCTTTCGCCGTTGATTACTTTAGAAACCGCATCAATGAATCGGGCATCTTCCGGTTTAACTTCTTCAGCACTCATAGCAATTGCTGATTTGCCTTTTGATGCTTTAACATCGTCTTTATGTTGCAACAAATCACCTTTAGCTCTTTCTGGAGAAACCTGAGGTTTGTTCTCACTTAACATAGCAGGTGTTTTATTTTCTACAACCGGTTCTTCACCAATTATAGAATTAACTGCATCAATCATAGATTTTGATATTTTCGATTTTCCGAACATTATTTTGCTCCCTTGTTTTTCTTTTTAATTTGTATGCCGGCCATTTTCATTTTCTGATCTCTGTCTGCATATGATTGCACACCTTCTTTATTTGAAGTGCCTCCACTTACACCACCTAGACCTGGATCTCCTAGACCTGGATCATCTATCGCTTCTTTTGTGACTTGCTTTCTAAAAGCACTAAATCTTTTACTTTCACCCAGTCCCATTTGTAGACCAGAACGGTCACTAAATGTTGCACCAGGTCCACTACCTAAAGTGTTCTTACCACCTGTTTGTGGGTTACCAGAAGTTAATCTTTTGCCGCTTTTCGTGATGTTGTTGTCTTTTGAGAAGTTTGACCTTTTTTCTTCTGGACTGACTTTGAGCGTGGGCTGCGTTTCTTCTTGAGCGGCGTAGGCGCCTGGTCCAGATCCACCGGCAATCGAGTATCCGTTTGGATTTTTTCTTGGGAAGGTGTCTCCTTTAATGGAGTCAACTTGGCCGAATCTGAGACCTTTTCGGTTGTTGTCTGGAGTTGCATCTCCTGGTCCTGCGGCTTTGAAACTTGGGTTGTATTGTCCGTAGGTTTGCGCTTGAATAGATTTGCTATCTTTTTTAACATCAGTTTTCTCTCTGAAAAGGTGTTTAAATGTTTCATTAATATTTAACTTATTATGGTTTTCTAACCATGAAAAAGCAATATCGTTATAGTCTTTATTATCCAAGAAACTATTAATATTATGATAGGTTTCTGTGATTTGTTGTTCTATTTCTCTATATGTAGGACTATTGTCAAAACTCAATATAGATTTGAATTGTTCTTCAAAAGCCTTATGTATCTTTTGTGATTCTTCCCATTTGTTCAAACGGATAGATTCGGATATCATTCGGTTCAACTTTTCATTTCTTTCTTTGGACACTTCATTTGTGGTATTAACGAATACCATCATTGTTTCATATCCTAGTTCTTCCAATTCTTCTTTAATAGAAGTAATGCGTTCATAATCATCCGCAGGTCCATTGATAATCAAAGGAGAACGGTTACGAATAGCTTCTCTACGCAAATCACCAGTTCTTTCAGACAATCTAACTTTGTCTTGTAGGTAATCAAATGCCTGAATTGTGTTTAGTTCTACTGCTCTGGCTTCCGCAATTGCTTCACGGATAACGATATCTTTACCGGAACCAGGTCCACCAGTTACAAAAATTGCTTTGAATTGTCCACGGTCTACTTGTTCATGCAGTCCCATACCTTTACGAGTATCTTTCATCAACTCTTTTACATGAGCATCAGATACATGGTGTGGAACGCCTTTCCTGAACTCGTGGAAGTCTTTATTCTTGGCGTGTTCTCTCATCTTAGTGCCAGACATTCCTTCTTCACCTTCAGAATCAGGATCTCTATGGCCAGCAGAAACAACATTAATCTTTTTGAATTTGTAGTAACCGTGACGACCTTTAACACCATTGTATTTGTGCAATAGGTCGTGCATCTCTTTAACACGGTCAGAACCAGCGACTACGGTTAAGTGGTCATGTCCTTTATCGTGTAGGTGTGATGCATGGTGTAGAATTGTTGGACTTTCTTTAGAAGATGCCTCAAAGTGTGTACCTGGAGAATATCTCTTTAGATGTTTAACTTTCTGTTCAGCGGATAATGGATTCTTTTTAGAATCTTGTGAATGTGAAAGTATAACCGTGTGTTTGGCTTTCTGTTTGGCTGCTGTTTCTCTAACCTTATCGATCAACTTAAGATGACCAGTGGTTGGAGGATTCATACGACCAAAAGCCATAACGACCGGCTTTTTACCTTCATCTTCCTCTTTTAATACTTGTAAGAATGATTTCATTTTCTGACTTTAAGTAAATTTGCTTTTGCGAATTCGCTACGATTGACCAATTTGTCTGGTGTACCTTCATGGTTAACAACAAAACCTTCTGGATCAGTTGGTTTATTATCTATGTGATGTTCCAAACCGCCTGGATGTTGGTTCAATGTTCTAACCAATACATCTTTGGCCTTTTGTATATGTTGGTGCATATCTAGAGCATTTTTATAATGCTTCTTATTATCATCAATGTGGTCTAAATGAGTTTTTAACTCTGCCGCCTTTTTACCTTTGGCTGCAGGCGTCTTTAGTTTCTCAGAAGCTTTCTTTATTTTATCTTTAATATGGTTCTTCAAACCTTCAGGAGTAGGTTTTTCACCTGTTCTGACTGTGTGGTTGATATAGGTTGCT